ATTCAATCTCAGATTGACTCATTAATTACACCTACAACAGTTACTTTAACTATTGGAGAACCAATACCACCGACTGAAGAGTAATTTACGCTTAAAATGTGTAATGATACTTTAAGCTCTGCTTTGCAGTATGCTTAATCAAATTAAATTAAATCAAATTAAATATGACTGATAAGATTGTCAAGAACTTAAGTTTTGGTGATGACGCTAAAACTAAGGTATTCGAAGGAATAAACAAATTAACAAAAGCCGTTAGTTCTACACTAGGAGCTAGTGGCCAATGTGTAATTTTAGAAGACGGTAGCGGAAGACCGGTTATTACAAAAGATGGTGTAACCGTTGCTGATTCAATAACATTACTAGACCCAGTAGAAAATATGGGTGCTACGCTTTTAAAGGAAGCTGCTAGAAAAACCGTTAAAGAAGCTGGAGACGGAACGACCACGGCTACGGTACTAGCGCACTCAATATTAAGTGAAGCTTACGAGGCTTCAAAACAGAATAATATCAGAGTTATAAAAGATGGTATTAACACTGGGGTTGAGAAGGTAATAAAGTATTTAGAAAGAAAAAGTATCAGCGTCAGTGGTGATATGCTAAAAGACATTGCTACTATTAGTTGTAACAACGAGAGATATTTAGGTGAGATCATAGGTGATGCCTTTGAAGCTGCTGGAGAAAACGGTGTTGTTATAATGGAACAAACAGATACTGAAGAAACTAGCTTTGAGTTAGTTGATGGTGTTCAGTATGACAAAGGTTTGACAAACTCACATTTTGTGACTAGTCAGGAAAAAAGAATAGCTGAATTAGAAAGACCAGTTGTATTGCTATTAGAATCACCAGTTGAGTCTGTTAGAAAGATACAATCAATATTGGAATATGTTATTCAAAATAACAAACCGTTATTAGTTATAGGTGATTTAGATCCACAAGTGATCTCTACATTAGCTATGAATAAGGTTAAAGGAAATATAAAAGTCAACGTGATCAATGCTCCGACATACGGAATAAACAAAAAAGATGTATTATCTGATCTAGCTGTATTAACAGGCGCGACAGTAATAAACGAAGATCTTGGAGATGACTTAGACGTCATAAACCCAAGTTTATTAGGTACATGTATAAAGAGTGTTACTGATGATTACGAAACTATACTACAAGTAGACAACGAAACAGAAGAAGTTAAAAGTCTGATAGAAGAGGTTAAAAACCAAATCAAAGAAGCAAAAGCTCCTGGAGATGTTATTAGATTAGAAAAAAGACTATCAAGGTTGTCTGCTAAAGTAGCTATAGTAAAAGTAGGTGCTAACTCAGAAGTAGAGTTAAAAGAAAAATCTGACAGAGTTGAAGACGCTATATGTGCTACTAAAGCCGCTATTAAAGAAGGTATAGTATCAGGTGGTGGAATCGCATTGTTAGATGCATCTACAAAAGTTAAACCAAAGAATATTGGTGAAGAGATATTGCTAGAGGCCATTAAGGCGCCATTTAAGAAGATATTAAGTAATTCAGGTGTTGAATTTCAGGTGTCAGGAAAAGAAGGCGTAGGAATGGACGTAATAACAGGTAAGATGGTTAATATGATTAAGAAAGGAATTATTGATCCTTTGTTAGTTACAAAAAGCGCCTTGAAAAACGCTGCTTCCGTTGCAACAACTATATTATCAACTGATTGTGTAATTAATAACTTAAGAGTTGGAGATGAAAGCAATAGGTAATAATATTCTTATAGATAAGATAAAAGAAGGGCCTGTATCTAAAACAGATGGAGGCTTACTTCTAACGCAGTCTCAGAGACAAGATGTTAGATATAAAAAAGCCAAAGTAATTAACTGCGGTGATCAAGTAACTGGTGTTAAAGAAGGAGATTCTATTTTCTACGATAGACACGCTGGTCACAGGATAGAAATAGGTGATGATGTTTATTATGTTATTAGATTTCAGGATGTTGTTATAGTTTTATGAGAATAACGCCTGGTGATATCAAAGATCTTAACATCTTTAAACATTATAGGATAGTAAGAAAATGGGCTTGTAAAAACAACGGTCTTAACGATGCTGATTTAGAGTTATTAATATATCTAGACTGCATGGACTTGTTCTCAAGAAAAGATTTTGAAACAGGTACGTATTCTTATAGTTGGAACAATAGAAGATGGAATAAGCTTTTACAAGAAGATTGGATTAAAGTATGGAGACCTAGAAATAGGACTACACAGAAATACAATATATATAAAGTTTCTTTTAAGGGTAAGCAACTGATACTCAGGATGTATAAAATACTTTTAGGAGAAGAAGATATACCAACTAGTACTAGACGAAATAAAATAATGAAAGGTCAGTCATACATAGACAAAGTATTGATAACCTCTATTAACAATGTTAACAAAGATAAAGATAGATAACTATGAACAATCAATTAATGATAGACCCGATGACGGGTATGCCAGTTCAGCAAAACGCTGCAATGCCTCCAGTACCTGGTAATGAACTAGGTTACACAAAACCTGTTTTCAATCCTCAAGCACAAGTTCAAGCTAATGGAGTGTTTGGAGATGTTCAACAGAAAGCAAATTCGGTGAGTCCATTGTTTAAGAAAAGTTGTGGATACAAAAAATAAAAGATATGAAAGGTAAAAACGGAATTGTAGGAGAAAATACTTTATGGGACGGACCATTGAGTCAAGCTGATAGACCACACGGTAAAGGATCTAGCTCTGGAAAAAACGGAATGAAGATAAAAGTAATGCAACCTTGTGGATGCGTTGGAGACTGCGGATGTGGTGAGTTAAAAGGACCAATCACTCAAAGAGCTAAGGGATAGTATGGCTTATACTCAACCGGATAGTTCTCCATTTCTTAGGGTTAGAAAAACAACTAAAGGTAAAGGTAGAAACTTCTTATCAACAGAGGAAGGAGCAGGAATGACAGAGGCCGGAGTTAAGAAGTATAGAAAAGAAAACCCTGGTAGCAAATTAAAAACAGCTGTAACTGGAGATGTAAAACCTGGAAGTAAAGACGCTAAAAGAAGAAAATCTTTCTGCGCTAGATCTAAGGGTTGGACAGGTGAAAGAGGTAAAGCTGCTCGTAAACGATGGAAATGCTAATGGGCTTCAAGATGAAGATGGGTAAACTATCTATGGACAACACTCCGATATATCAAATCGACGAAGAAGAAGGTGTTATGGGTAGAGCCAATAAGAACGGTTCTATCACATTAAATAAAAACCTTAGTCCAATAGAGCAGGAAGATGTCATAAAACACGAGAAAGTGCACTTAGATCAAATGGAGAGAGGTGACTTAGGTTATGACGACAAGTATGTTTACTGGAAGGGAAAAAGAATGCCTAGATCTAAGATGGATGAAGGTAATAAAAGTCTTCCTTGGGAAAAAGAAGCATACAAGGCTAATAAACTTAAATAAGCTTTATTTATAAGGGTTTTTTTGTTATATTAGACATTATAAACTTAAATTTAAATAAAATGAAAAACTTATTACTAGTACTAGCTTTAACGATCACATCTTTATCAAATTCTCAAGTAAAAGAAATGGAAGGTTCTTGGGTTAGTGAAACATCGTCTTACGTTATGACGATTATAACAAACGAATCTAGACCGGTTAAAGTGTTTAACACTAGCTTCTCAGAAAACAAAGTAATTGAAGAATACATTGTTAGTAGTGATAGCAAATCTTTTACCACTAAGTTGCATAATCCAGATAATAACTATTACGTAGATATAAAGTACGTTTTAAAAGACTCAAACACGTTGCTGTGTTATTATACGGGTGATTTAAATAAAACAGTCGTAGCTAAGAAGCTATCGCATTTTTACATGGAATAAATAAATAAATAAATAAACAATTATTATGGCTTACAAGCAAAACCCTGGTCGTGGACCAATGATGAAAACAGGTAAAGGAGTTCCCTCTGCTTTATTACAAGAAGATCCAACAGATCCTGTTAAAAAGAAAACAGATGAAAAAAGTGGAAACAAACCTTCTTATCCTGGAGAAACCTGGAAACGTCCAGATTTTACAACTAAAAAAGGCTCTTATTCTAGATTTCAAGAAGCGGAGGCTATAGAGAAGGATTCTATATCAGCCTCTCGTCACGAGAGGGACGCTCTTGCATCAGGAAGACTACCTAAAGGTGCAAAACCATACCAGCCACGTGGAACTTATAAAGGGCATAAAGGCAAAAATTACAGCACAAATATTGATCCAAAAACCGGTGACACTACTTTTGGCTCTGGAAGAAGTGATCAAAGACTTACTGTACCTAGAAGAGAGTTAATGACAAGAGCCGCTAGAGGCACTCTGAAGGACTTATTGCTAGGTAGTTTTAAAGATGATGGATCTTTAAGAAATAAATAACAGTGAAAAAAATATTCCAATGGCTTACAGGCGGCGTCATCAAAAACATAGGTGACGTCGTTGATAAGCTTACTACCACTGAAGAAGAAAAGCTTACAATAAAAAAGCAGATTCAAGAAATATTAGAGAAAGCTGATAACGATGCACAGACACAAGTTACTGAGCGTTGGAAGGTTGATATGCAATCTGATAGCTGGTTAAGTAAAAACATTAGACCTGCTGTCTTAATATTCTTGACAGGTGTATTTACAATACTTTCCTTTTTTGATGGTAATTTTTATGGATTTCAAGTACAAGAACAATATGTACCAATATTTCAATCACTATTGATCACAGTGTATGGAGCTTACTTTGTAGGAAGGACTTGGGAAAAAAGTAAACAATCAGGTAATAATAAATAAATGAAAACAATTAAATTAAATCAAATGGAACACAAAATCACGGCAGAAGAATTAAAATTAATTCAAGAGAACCAAAGAAAAATGACTCAAGCGTTATCTCAAGTAGGTGTGCTAGAAACTCAGAAACATGGTTTGATCGCTCAAATTCAAGAGTTCAATAAAGAAGTAGAAGACAACAAAAAAGTCTTAGAAGAAAAATACGGAGCAATCAGTATTAATCTAGAAGATGGAAGCTTCGAAGAAATTAAGAAAGAACAAGTAGAAGCTTAGTATATGTCGTCTATTATAAGAAAGATCAGTATAGGTTCTGACTACAAAAATGATGCGATGCATTATGCTGTTGGTCAGTCTGTCTATGGAGGTCACGAAATATCTCACATACTACACGATGAATCTAACAATTCTTATAGTATACATATAAAGAAAAACAACGAGGTACTGCCATGGAAGAAGTTTAACTCTAATATGGCTATATCTGTTGAATATGACTTACAGTATTAATGAGGAGTGTATTCGATTTTATAGTAAAACCTGTAGAAGGAAGATATGATAATGAAATAAAGGTTGGTGACAAGAAGTTGATGTTAAATTCAAGCATCGAAGACTTTAAGTTTATTAGTAGAAAAGCTGAAGTTGTTTCTGTACCTATTGCTTTTAATTCATCTATAAATGTTGGTGACACAATAATAATTCACCACAATGTGTTTAGAAGATACTATAATCAAAAAGGCAAAGCCGTTGATAGTAGTAAACTTTTTAAAGAAAACTTATACTTTTGCCAACCAGATCAAGTCTACTTATACAAAAGAGATAATGAATGGAGACCAATTGGTACTAGGTGTTTTGTAATGCCGATTAAAAATAACAATCCTTTCTCAATGGATAAAGAGAGAAAGCATATTGGAGTATTAAAAATCGGTAACAAGTCGTTAGAAGCGCTAGGAATAAGCGAGGGAGATCTTATAGGTTTTAGACCAAACAGAGAGTTTGAGTTTATAGTAGATGATCAACGACTTTATTGTATGGAATCTAATGATATTTTATTGAAGTATGAATATAAAGGAGACGAAGAGGAATATAATCCTAGCTGGGCAAAAAGCAGTTGAGGAATTAATTCAAGTAGCTAAAGAAAAGATAGTTGACTCAGATGATGATATATCTGCGGATAGATTAAAGAATGCAGCAGCTACTAAAAAGCTAGCTATTTTCGATGCTTTTGAAATACTCAGTAGAATAGAAGAAGAGGAAAAACTATTGGAAGAAAAGCCAAAAGAAGTTAAACAGGAAAAGTCTTTTAAAGGCTTTGCAGAAGGTAGGTCTAAATAATGTACAAGCAAACATTAATAAGGACAATAGAAGACCACGTAAAACCTGCTTTACTAAAAAGAAACAATAGAAACAAAAAGTGGGCCAAAGGATACGATAATGACCATGATATGGTTATTATAAGTTCCGATGGAACCATAGGTGAGATTGTAGAGATACAGAATTTAAAAATTGCTTTACCTGCGGTTCCAAAAGATGTTTATAAATGTTCTGATGAAAAAAAAGAACAAATGTGGTCTAAGTTAGAGTACCCTAAAGAACTCGCGAAAATTAAAAGCGTTTTTGATTGGCAAAAATACCCCACTGATTTTCAAGAGAAATGGTATGAATATATTGACAAAGAGTTTGAAAAAAGGGAAAAGGGTTTTTGGTTCTATAATAATGGTAAGCCAACTTACGTTACTGGTACTCATTACATGTACTTGCAGTGGGCCAAGATTGATGTTGGGGCAGCAGATTATAGGGAATCAAACAGAATCTTCTTTATATTCTGGGAAGCTTGTAAAGCAGACGTCCGTTGTTATGGAATGTCATATCTCAAGAACAGAAGGTCAGGTTTTTCGTTCATGGCTTCAGCTGAGACCGTTAACATGGCAACAATATCAACCGATGCACGCTTTGGGATTTTGTCCAAATCTGGTTCCGATGCAAAGAAGATGTTCACAGATAAAGTGGTACCTATCAGCGTTAATTACCCGTTCTTCTTCAAACCGATACAAGACGGTATGGACAGACCAAAGACCGAGCTTGCTTACAG